GTAAATTCCATCATCGGCAATGGTGATGGTGGACCAATCACCGACCCCACCGCTGGTAGTGGCCGCAATGGCCGCTGCGATAGTGGTATAGGCTCCATCGTCACCGCTTTTTTTCACAACCAGGTGTGTTGCCATTAGTCACCTCCCTCGTCACCGGACGCATCGGAGACTCGACCATCAGCGGTCACGTACAGTCGCGCCCCGATTTCTGGCAACCCCTCGACGGGGTCAGCCTCAACGGTGACCAGACCCTTGACCAAATAATCGACCAAGGGCGCATCGTCGGGGTCGGTATCCACCGGCAGGGTCAAATCACGAAGGACAACCCCGGCTGGTGTGTCGTCGGCGGACTCCATTGGGACAAGCTTTCCGTTGGAAAATTTCGCAAATCGGCCCACTTTGGCCCCGTCGTTTTCGGCAGTCAGGATGATATTAGTGTTGCCGTAAGCCTCACCGGCCCCCTCGGGCGGTATCTCGGTTGTGATGTTGTCGAATCTCGCCATACCTACCCCACTTGGAGAAACCAAACATTCTCTTTGATTTCTCTGATAAATGTTGCGTTGATTTCAGTGTTTGCGGGGCCGGTACCGGCCGCCTCGGCAACTCGCCCGTCAGGGGTCATAAACACCTTGGCCCCGACCGCCGGAAGGGTCGCGACGGGCAGTGCCTCGACAGATGCGTTACCCTCGACCAAGTAATCTGTGATCGGGTATTCCTGCAACGCCCCATCGACCGGATCAGTAATCGAGCGCAACAGTACCCCGGCCCAGGCGTCATCTTTGCTAGTGATGGGGACTAGTTTACCGTTCGACATTTTCACGAAACGGCCTACAACCCCTTGATTGTTTGGGGCGGACAAGATCGTATTGGTGTCCCCGAAAGCCTCGCCAGCGTCGCGAGGCCCGATGTCGGCTGTAAGATTATTAAACGCCATGATTACCACTCCTTGTTTTTCAGTTCTGCGAATTTGCCCATGTTACCCCGGCCAAAGTCGGCGAAGGGCTTGGTTTCGGGCTGTCGAAGCAATTTGAATGCGACCCCAAGTTCCGCATCGTCAAACCGTGCGTCCGGGTGCTGGGTGGCGATGGCATCCCGCATGATCTGGTTGCCGGATTTGTCAGCGAATTTGTAATCGGCAGGGAGAAACTGTCTTGCCCTGTCGATTATTGCCAGCGTACTAGCCACTTGTTCTGCAGTGGCCTTGGTCACCGCATCCTGAAAACGAGCTTCCAGGGCCGCAGAGTCTTTGACTTTTTTGGCTTCCTCTTCCTCTTTTTTGACCTCTTCTTCCTCGGTGGCGTTGTCAGTGCCTGCCTCGGGTGCTGGGTCTTCTGCGGGTGCCAGGGCCTTTTTTAGCTCCGCAACTTCTGCGGCCATGGCCTCCACCACTTTGATCAATTCGTCCAGGGTCATGGTGTTGTCTCCGTTGTTGGGTGAACGATCTAAAAACCGGCAACCGCTTCCGCAGCGACCGGCATCAACGACCGCTAGATGATGCGGTCGAATGTCCACTTGGCGAAAATCGTACTTGTCATCTTCGATGAGCCGGGCTTCATAACCCAACGACAATTCCCGCTTGTCCGTGAGTGTGGCCAGAAAGTCCGACTGCACCTCCAGGGTATTCTTTATTGCGAGGTGCGACGCTTCGCCTTCGGTAAAATCAATAACGGCGGCAGATATTACCTTGCCTACCGACTGGGGGACGGGCTGGCCGATATCCACATGGTCGTTGGTTAGGGGGATTCCTGCCATCAACGGTGCCACGGTTGCGATTTGTGCAGGTGAGCGATAGACCTTGAAGATTTTATTTGCAGGTTCCAGACCGAGCTCATGCCCGAAATAATCCAGGACGCCATCACGTACTGATACGGCTGTTTTTTGCTCGACGTCAAAAGTTACTGCATCGAAAAAATGGCCGGAAATAATGGACTGTGCCATTTTGCCTCCCCTTGTCTTATATTAATACAAATATGGAAAGTTCCTGTCAACTTTTTTTTTATTCTGGGATCACGGCGTAGGAATCACAGCGGCAATTGAAATCGAGGCCAGGGTAAAGATATTCGCCATCGACGCTGGAATAGCAGCCCTCATCGAGTCGGTACCGTTTACCGTCTCTGTCTCGGTGACTGGGCCGGACGGTGTCATCTCCGGATGTGGACCAAATCGCCTCCTCGATGCCCAGGTGTTGTTGACGGATTTTATTTGCCAGTCCGTTGAAATTGCCGATCTGGTTTCGGGCCAAAGTTGACGCATTGCGCAACCGCTTGGCCTCGAGGACGGAATAGGTCGTCTCGATATAAGCCAGGTCTCTCCCCTCGGCCATCAGGTGCAGGGTATGCTCCAGTGACTCCTGAAGGGCCTTGTCACGGAGTGATTGAATCCACATTACCGTCTCGTTGATCAGGGCGTTGATCTCCCAGGTGGCACCGTCGGCCTTTATCAGATTCTTGGTGTCGATACCCAGGACCGGGGAAACAGCCCGGTAAAACGTGGCCTTGTTGTACAGGTCAACCTTTTGCAGTATTTCGGCGACCGTTTCTTGGATTCGCTCATCGGACAACTGGGCAAGGATTCGGCGCTTGACCTTGGCCGCTTTTTTTTGCGCCTCGACTGCCCAATTATCGTCGGTGAGGGTCAACATTTTTGCGGCGGCTTCGGAGTCGGCAAATTTGGCAATCTCGGATTTGGTCAGGGAAAACACGTTATTTCGCCAGCGATTGAACACCTGCCGGACGATAAACTCGCAGAACCGGACAAGTGCCGCTTCCTGGGCTCTCGGGGGTGCAGGCATGCGGACCAGCTTTTCACCCCGGTTAGGTTTCAGTCGTTTCGCCATCGTCGAACCCCGGGAATTCAGCGTCTAAATCCTCTTCCTGCAAGATCGTCTTGTCCACCAGATAGCGGCGGTGGTCTTCACCCATGTTGAATAATTTTCCGGCGTTGTCAAGAACCTTGCCCTCGTATTCTATCTGCTGGGCCGGTGTGCCTTCCTTGGTCTTGGGAAACTCGGCCGGTGGTTGACCCAGGATCGCCAACAGTTCGTTGATCGGGTCAATCAGGAAGGACTTGGTACGATTAAATGTCCGTTGTAGTGTGTTTTGTTCCTGCGTTCCGGCGGAATTCAACCCCTCGACCGCCTGACCAACCAGCATTGGCACCGGGATACCCGTGACCATTGCCAATCGTTGCAGGGTCAATCGGGACACATCGGCAACGTCGGACAGCGTTTGCGACACAGAAACGACATCATCTTCACTGTCAATAATGCCATCACCGTAAATCGAACGCAGGTCTGCAAGGGCCGAGTAATACTTAATCAAGTCCTTGTCTCGGTTGGCCGCCAGGGCCTCCTTGAACCCCTTGATTTTATGGAAAACCGTGGAATTCTTCTCGATTATCGCAGAACCGGCCCTCTGAACGATCTGGTCGTTGACGATTTCGTTACGGATTAGTTCGAGTTCCGAAATTCCGCCGAAATTATACACCTGGGCTTCGCTGCTTGGAGGTTCGACATAGCGAAAGTCCACCAAGTGCGACCAGTGGATTACCTGATTCCGGACTCGGTACGTTTTCGGTAGGTCGAATCGTTCATCAAACAGGTCGTCCACCGGGTCACTGGCCGTCACGTCTGAGCCGGGGAAAACAACCAACCGAGCCCTGTCGGGATTGACTCGGCCTTGCCGGGGCTTGGACAGGTCAATTCCTGGCTGTGCAACCAGGACAACTGCCCGACCGTAGCCCAGCATGTACCGACAGGCCTCACGGACTAAGACATCGAGCCGGTCGAGGTAAAACTTTTCCGCCGTGACAGACTCGAAGGCCAGGGTATCGTCCAAGGCCCCGGTCGTTTTGATGTCGATTATTTGCTGGCAGACACCCAGTTTGTTCAGCTGCTGTAGCTCGGAATTTGATACACGCGGGGCATTGACGATATTGGTGGCAATCCCAGAACGCCGCTGGGCCAGTTGGTTTCTGACGTTAATTAGGCCATCTTCAAAAGCGCTCATAACAACTCCTTGTAATTCCATGTCGTTCCAAGTTCATTATACGCCCTGGAGCACGCATCGACAATATCGTCATGTTTGCCGAAGGGAAAATTCCGCAATTCATCAAGTAGGGCCTCGTTCCAGGAGGCCCGGAGCATTCTCACGTTACCGACGTTGACCTGGGCGGCGAACGGTTCTGCCCGGGTGGCCTTGTCGCCTGTTTCCCGACTGAACGAAAACGAAAGGCCCTGCAATTTTTTGGATAGGTAGTTCATCTGCGCGACGCCGGCTTGGCCGGGGTCCTGGGGTATCGACTGTCGGCAACCGTCAAGCTGGGCGGTCTGCACTATCAACCGCTCGACATCCTCGGGGCCTCCCTGGATGCGCTGTAGGTCGACAATGTATGTCACTCCGTTTTTTTGGCCCAACTTGGCTCCGACGGTCCAGTCGCCATCCTTGCGAGTCGCTGCCAAATCCCAACCCCTAACCCAGGTTATCCCGTGTGGTATGGTATGGACTACCTCGATGTTCTGCGGTTTGAATATGTTACCATCCTCGACCACTGGCCGCTGTTGGTACAGGCTAGCCCAGGATGCGGCCCCTCGTTCGGCCTGACGTTCCAAGAGGAAGTCCAGTGGCTTAAATTCCGGAAACAAAGCTTCACCGGCCCGGCGGTATTCGTCGTCGGTTTCTGCGATTGCCGGGAATTGGATCAAGGTCACGTCATCACGATTGGCCAGCAACCGCCCTGCCGGGTCGTCAACGTGCCAGCGGGTCATTACCAGCAACAGCCCGGCTTTATCGGAGAATCGGGAAAAAACGTCGTCCATCAGCCAGCCCCAGGTTTTGTTGCGGATCGTCTCGGACTGCGCCTCGGCCCGGCCCTTGATGGGGTCGTCAATTATTCCAATATCTAGTGACTCCCCGGTAATTGGCCCCCCAACCGTGGTATTGCGAAAATACCCCCCTTGATCGACGTACTCCAACAGTTCACTATTGCGGCGGTACTGGCTACTGACCGTGACAATGTTGGCTTGGTTGATCTTGGTCTTCGGGAAGGCCAGTTGATAGCGCTCACTGTCAAATATCCGTTGCAGGGCCAAGTTGGTGCGGACCCCCAGGCGGTCGGAAAACGAGGCGAAAATAACCTTTTTTGACGGGTCCTGACCGGCAATCCAGGCCACGGCGTCGGTAATTGCCGAGGATTTGCCGTGCTGGGGCGGTGTGCAGATGATATAGATCGGTCGTTTTCCGGCTTGCAGGTCGTTCCAGAATTGTTGGATCTTGCCGGATAAAACACGGGGGAACCAGCCGGGAATCAGGTTGGGATGTTGGAATTGGCGAAAGTCCCACAGGTTCCGTTGGCTGGCACGGATTTTGGCCTCTTCGACAATATCGACATTTTCCCAACTCATAA